GATTGCATTAGCATCTCTCTCAATTTGGAACAGAAGACCCTTGAACTTCTCAACAGACCATCTACCATTGGAGTCAACATCAAGGTCAAACTGACCAGCAGTTGCTACATTGGAGACAGCACCTTGCTCAGCAGACTTGTAGATAGTTCTGATAACTTCTCTGTTGATCTCAGCAAGGATCTCAGTGGAGAGAATGTTAGCAAGTTCTGCTTCAGCATTCAGACCATGAATTGCCTTCAGGTCCTGTGCAAGCTCAAGACTGTACTCAGCCTTCAGTGCTCTTGACTTAGCAGTAACAGTGACTTTCTCAATAGAGAAGGCCATTTCATTGAACTGATTACCTGTGCCATTGCCCAGATTCTCAGCATCACCAGTTGCCATACCCTGACCAACATTGTAGTCAGTGTTTGAACCACCTGAACCAACAGGGTTAAGTACAGATGGGTTGTTGCCAACTTGACCAGTTGTACCCAGACCAGTGGCTTTATCAGCCATGCCACCTTCCAGGTTGAAGCCATCATCCTGACCAGAGAATCCAGAATCAGGCTCATTGTAGAATGCTTCAGTTCCAGATTGACCTTCATATCTGGAGCGCATTGCAAAGATCAGTCCAGTAGGACCAGACATTGGCTGAACACCAGCCAGATCATATGCAACCAGGTTAGGCATTGCACGTCTGATCAGTGAGATCAGAACAGGGTCAAAACCAGCAACAGGACCAGAGGCAGTGGCATTAGCACCAAAGCCAGCAGTTGTAGCGGGGTTACCAGTTGGTTGACCAGCAGCATTACCTGCCATTGTTGGCGTTTCCATCAGGTTGATACCTGAGTTGAACGCATTCTCTTCTCTTAAAAACTTTTCTTGGTTTTCCAGCAGGACAGCGGTAACAGCTCTTCTGTGTGAATCCTTGATTCCATCAAGACCTTCATAGTCCAGGAGAGGTGCCCACTTTTCCTGCAGATGCTCAGATTGGAACATTTGCTTTACCTAAAGGGGATTGTTTACAGTTTGAATTAATATTAAATTCAGTTTTGCTTGAAAGCACCCAGGCTTCTCAGATAGGTTTCCATTGTTGAGGAGACCTCAGCATTGGTGCTATCTACACCCTCAGAGAGAGTTTGAGCAGATTGGGTCTTTGCAGCAGGAGCTGTTCTGGAGAAGTACGACTCCTTCAGAGTTTCCAGCTTTTCACGATATTCTTCTTCACTTTCAAACTCCACACTTTCAGCAAGTGAGGCGAGCTTCTCCTTCTGGGTCTCAGCAAGACCTGAGGAAACTTGAGTCAGAACATCTTGAGCAGAGGACTCAGCGAGTCTCTTGTTCAGACCAATGTTCTTATCAATTTGCTCATTGAGCTTGGTTTCCATGTCATCAAGTTTTTCTACCATGCTTTCCAGCACATCATATTTGTCTTCAGGGATAGTTACATAATGTTCTTCAAAAAGACTCTTCATGCCTGAGAGGAAACTCTCAGTCATTTCAGATTTAATTCCATGTTCTACTGCCAGTTCATTCTCAGTCATCCACTCTTCGCAGACATACTCGAGATAGGCATCTACTCTTTCTTGAAGTGAGGTCTTAAGTTCCTCTTTTGCTTCATCAAGTTGAGCAGCATACTGGGATTCCAGGACATCCTGGATTTCCTTTACTTTTGAATTCAGAGCAGCTTCAAAGACAACCTTTGCTTTCTCTCTGAACTCCTCGGAGAGTTCTTCACCACCAAGGAGAGCATTGACATCTTCATCCATGTCATATGTCTCAGTTGTTTCTTCTGATTCAGCAACTACTTCTTCAGTAGAAACTTCCTCTTCTGCTACAACTTCCTCAGTTGCTTCTGTTTCTTCTTTGGACATTTTAGCCATAGCATCTGCTTTCTTAGCACCCTTGTTGACTACATCAGCCACTGTTTTAATTTTGGGTTCCTTAAGTTTAGCAGAATCATCATCTGGCTTGTAGTTCTCAGGTGAAGGACCACCAAGATCCTCATAAGAACCAGCCTGAGATGAATCCATTGGGTCTCCAGCTTTAGCACCAGAGTTTACCGCAGTTTTGGATTGTGCTGTCTTTACTTCCATTTCTTGTAGATCTCCACGAGACATTTTTAAAACTCTCCGATTGCCTGTTTTAAACTATATTTATTTATAAATTAAAACCTTTGATATCAAAGGTTATTCAAGAAGTTATTGAAAACTTCTAATTTTTTCTCATCCAGTTGTTTTTGATCAACTAGAGTATTGATTTCTTTGTATGTTTTAGCAGCAAGATTTTCTCTTAAGATGCCACCATCCCATACCCATTCTTTACCTTCCATAATGCCTTCAACAAAAGCATCAGGGGCAGATGGGTCTGCAACAATGTCAGCAGCAGTTGCTAACATGAAGTCATCACCAACAATGTTTACTCCTTCTCTTGTTGGTTTCAATGAACCAATACCTCTGGATGAAACACCCAGTTTTACTCCCTCATCAATAAGGGATTGTGCAATCTTACCCATTGGTGTGCCAAGGAGTTTAGCTTTACCAATGAAGTTTGAACCACTTTCTCTAAGTGATACAATCTTATGGGATACTCTATCAAGATTGACAGTAGGACCTTCTGGGTGACCCAGTTCTCCTAATGCTCTTCCTGACTTAACATGGTTTTCATTGTATCTTTGAACTTCCTTTCTCAGGACGCTCATAGGATACATTCTACCATTTCTGTTTTGAAGGTCTCCCTGAAGGAAAATACCCTCAATAAACATTGACTTCTTTCCACCAACAGATTCTACAATGAAGTCAACTGTTTCTATTTCTTCTCTGATTAATTTCATTTGTGACCTCAGGCGTTTTGAACTTGTTGGATGAATGCTTTGCCAGAACCGGCATTTGAAATAACAGAAACTTTCATTGATCTTCTCAATTCAGCATAATCAGCAGCAAATGCTGTTGCAATACCTGAAGAATTATTAGTCACTACTATTCTTGTACCAAAGAAACCACCAACATTAGCAGTATTATTGATACTTGCAATTGTTTTATGTGAAAAATCATAGTATGATTGACCAGTAGCAGTTAGTGAAACTGCATCACCTACACTAAATGGGCAACCTGTTCCCTCTGGGAAATCAATTGTAGTTGTAGCACCAGTTGTAACTCCTACTACTCTTTGAGCAGCAACAGAACCAAGACTTATTTCTTCAGCACCAGAAGTACCTACATAAATGTCTGATGCAGTGGCAGTAGGATTAGCGCCAACAGCAACATGACATCCAACACTTTCAGCAACAACTCTGATCCTATCAGTTTGTTGGTCAAATGCTGCTGATGCAGCTGCAGACGTACTAGTTGCTATTACTTGCCCTGTACCAACTGGTTTTAATGCGCCCATTTCCCTTAATTACAATAGTGCCTGTTATCTATTTAGATCTGTTCTTCTTCTGATGTTTCTTCTGAATCCACTCCCTGTTCAACTTCAACAGTTGCTTCAGGTTGATCGCCATCAAAAACAGTATTCATAATACCAGGAGTAGCATTGTTTACTTTTTCTGCTGTCCTAGCATATAACATGTCCTTGATTGCATCACTAATTTGTGTAGGTGATTCATCTTTCACCAAAAGATCCATTAATTCTTCCATTTTATGTAAGTTACAATAAGTTTATTTATATTTCCCCACCAGTGGGTGTTTCAAACTTGGTTTCATCAATCTCTGGAGATTGAGGAGTTGCACCCATCAAACCACCAGTTGTATCACCAGGAACTGGTTGTCCAGTGACAGGATCAACAGGCATTTGACTAGGGTCAGGGATAATTCCATCCTTGATTTCCTTTTCAATCAACTCATCTTGCTCAATAATTTCTTGATCAGTTTGACGAAGAATCTTACGTCTTACATAATCATTGGAGTAATACTTACCAACATATGGTTCAGCAAGTGCTGCAAGATTAATTCTTTCTGTGGTAAGTTCTGCTTCTTTGAGTTCAGCAAAGTGATTGTCATAGAGGAAATCATACTGAATATGATCAGACATCAACTCCCAATCTTCTGGAGTACAGATATTCTTAAGAAGAAGTTGTGTCTTTAGGAGATCCTGGAACATATGAGAGAATCTCTTCCTCATTCTACCAACAAACTTGGAAAACTTAATCTCATCTCTTAAAATTTCAGATGATCTTCCCAGTGAGAAACCACCTTCCCCACCAACTCTTGTTTCAGGAACATTTAATGATCTGTAGAGTTTCTTTTGGAAATAGTTAATGTCAGTAATCTCACCAAGGTTCTGACCACCTGGAAGTGTAGTGATTTCAGTGCCTCTGCCACCCTCTCTTCTAGGTAACCAGAAGTCCTCCATCATAGACATATGTTTTTTATCATCTCTGATTTCACCAGTGTTGGAATCATATACCAACTTATTTCTATAACGCATCATCACATCACGCAGGTATTGTTCTGCCTTCACTTTGGGTAAATTACCAACATCAATATAGAAAATTCTTCTTTCAGGTGCTCTTGAAAGTCTGTAGATGACAAGGGAGTCCTCAATCATCATCAACTGATTAAGAGGTTTGATTGCTTTGTGTAACCAGGAAAGAGTTGATCCCTTGTTTCTATCAACTAGTCCTGATGTGCAGTAGCAAATAGAATCTCTGGTGAGTTTTACACCACCACTTGCTTGTTGTGTTCCATAACCTGTTTTCTTGCCACCATCTGTATATACAAAATATTCTTCAATTGGTGGGAATGCAAATTGGTCAGCAGCATTTTGCTGTCTCTGGAAGGTGCCATCACCTTTTTTCTGAATGATTTGACGAACATAACGCATCTTGGATGCATCAATATATCTCAGTTCTTGAATACCAGCTTCTGGGTTTTTCTGATCAATTACTTTATTGTAATACAATCTTCCATCAATATACCAATTTCTAAAAATTTCATGTGCCTTGGTATCAAAATCAAGCAAATCAAGAATATATCTAAACTCTTCTCTAATTTTTTTCTTAATGCCATCACTAGCATTTAAGTTGGAAAGTTCAATTTCTACAGGTGAATCATTTGTGTCAGAAACAATTGCTTCATTTACAACATCTTCAATAGCACTATCACATTCAGGATATAATGACATAGACCTATATCTTCTGATAAGATCATTTTCATTTTTATAAATTCCCTCAATATCTACATAAGAGCCAAAAAAACCAGAGCTAACATAATTCTCTGACCCATCCTGGTTATTGGGGGGTACAGGAGATACTAGCCCTGGTGGTTGCTTCTCGCTATCTTCAATTGAGAAACCAAATAATCTTGCCATTATTATATACTAGGAGTCTTTGCTCCTAGTATTTATCAACTAAAAATTATTTAAGTGTGGGGGTTGAACCACCATCACTTCTACCATCTTCAGAAACACCAATTCTAAAGTCCTGTACCTGGAAGGTTACAGTGAATTCTTCAATGGTGTCAGTTGAGTCATAACTCAGGTCAATTGCTGAAACTTCTGTTGGGAACATTCCAGTAAATTTGTATGACCTAAGAACCTGCTGCTCTTTGTTGTTCATATCATGGGTAGTGGCATTTCTTGCTCTTCCTCTACCTAATTGTGAAATGAACCCATTACACATGTAAGATGATGGATTAGTAATGCCTGTAGCGTGTGACAGGTCATTGATTCCATTCATCCAAGCTTCAAATGCACTTCTGAGATTGAAATCTTCATCATTAATAATAGTGACAGTCCAAGGTTCAAAAGTTCTATCACCAGCAACTTTCAGAATTCTACCTCTAAAAGGGATTGGAACCTCAGCAACAGTGGAAGCTGGAAGTTGAGCAGCCTTACAAAGGAATCTGAAGTCTGATGAAGTTGTATTGTTCCAAAGAGCACCAACATTTTGAATACCAGCAGGGAATGCTGGAATTGATGCCTCAAACAGATTAGGGCGGGCGCCCCCACCCCTTAACTGTGTTTTGAAATCATGAAGATTTTTTGTTGAAATGTTTGCCATTTTTGTTGTTACCTCGTAGTGTTATTGCTTATTATAAATCAGGTTCCAGTAACTTCAGCGAAGCTAATGCCACCTCTTGTAGCAACAAAAGTGAGGGTTACAAAGTTGATGGATCTTGCAGGTTGGATGAAGATGTCAGCTCTGAACTCATTGTTGTCAACAATATCAGGAGTGTTGTTTGTTTCATCACAGATGACTCTAAAGTCTTCAATACCTCTCTGTGACTGAATATCAGTCAGGAATGGTTCAACAATATTGATAAAGTTTGATCTTGTTTCAGCATCATTCAACTCAAAGAGTTGATCATTTGCAGCAGCTTCAAGTGATTGTTCTACTGTCAAGAACAGTCTTCTAACATTAATTCTGTCAAAAGCAGACTTGTAATTAAGAGCAGTCTTATCACCAAAGAGAATTGCACCAGCAGCATTTTGGTTAATGACTGGGTTGATTCTTGCTTTATAGAGTTGATCTCTCTGTGACTTATTAGGGTTATATGCCAACTTAACAACATTATTCAAGGTGCCTCTTGCCTGACCAGCAGGTGAGAACCAAGGCAGATAAATTGTGTTGTTTCTTGCCATAATACCAGCAATATCACCATTCAGAGGAATAAATCTGAATTCATTATTAAATCTGTCATAAACATACTTGTATCCACTATCAAGAACAGCAAAAGATGAAGAACTAATCTGTGAATAGTAATTCAATACTGCATTTGTAGCAGCAGTGGAGGAAGTAGCATTGACAACATTTGTTCTATGTGGAGAAATAACTGCTTGACAATCTTTTCTATTTTCAGCAATTGAAATCAGAAGATTTGCTTTTGCTTGAGTTGAAAGTTGATCATTCATTGATGAACCCATCAATAAGAAGTCAACACCAATCTCATCTTTATTTTCAAAAAGATTGTAACCATTTAAAACATCACCAAGTGATGCTGCCATTCCACCAGATGCGCCATAATCAGCACCACCAGCAAGAGTATAAGTTACATTACCAAGTACATTGTAAGTAACACCTTGAGCATCAAGACCCCATGCACCAGCACCAGAGGTAACTTTGGTGTATCCTGTGGAGAAACCACCTGCTTGAGCATTAAGGAATCCATTTACAACATCAGTTGTAGTTCCTGGATTTGCACCAGCATAAATGTATGCTGAATTGTTGGCAAGGAAATTCTTGTAGTAATTTTTTACAGGAGCATTTCCATCTTCTTCTCCATCAAGTGCCTTGGAAAGGAAGAAGTTTGTTTCAAGAATATTACCTTGTGAACCAGTTACAGTTCCAAAGTCATCAACAACTGCTACGTGAATTGCATCATTATGTGCATTTCTTGAAGAAGAATAGTTGTTGTCTACAGGTCTTGGTGCAAGGTTCTTCCAGAAGATTGTAGAATTTGTTAGACCAAGAGTTTGTTGATCATACCAGTCAACAGCAGTTGCTACAGTGGCAGTTTTGACATTAGCACCTGAATTTTCTACAAATGTCAATACATCTGCAACTTCAATAGATTTGCCAGGATCACCTACTTGATAAGTAATGGGATATTCTGTACCAGAGTCAGTTGCCATACCAGAAACTCTGGAAACAATCTTGACATCAATAGAACTCTTCATTTGTGAAGAGGAATCAGTTGTAACACCAGTGATTATTCCCTTGAGATAACCAGTAAATTGTGTTGTTGTTCCAGCACCTGGTGTTGCAACACTAGAAAGTTGAACAGTTACACCAAATCCAACAGTTGCACCAGCACCTACAGGACTTGTTGTAGTAATACCAATTGTTTGGTCTGCAAAATTATCAATTGTACAGACTTTAAGGTTTGTATTTACTTCACCTGCTTCTTTTGATGCATAGAAGAAATCAGTTCTTGATGAATAATTTGCTTCATAATCATCATAATTTTTGATTTTTAAAGTGGTAGATGCAATTGATACACCAGCATTTGCATTATTCAGATTACTACCGTCTATTCTAACTACCTGGAGAGTTCCACCATATGAGAGATACTCAGATGCAACCATCCAATCCTCATATTGTCTGTCATTTGACTGGGGACGACCAAATACATTTATTAACTGACTCTGACTTGAAATCAGAACAGATTCTTCAATAGGACCACTTTTGAATGGTGCAGCGATTGCACCAATATTATCAAGAACATTATCAGCTCTACCAACTGTAAGGTCAACTTCCCTGACCAATACACCTGGAGATAATTGAGGAGTTGCCATTAAATTCTCTCCTAAAAGTTCTCATGATTGACTGAAATTATTTATTGTTTTGTATGGTTTCAGTGGGGAAACAATGCATGAACTACCAATCTGGGTATTGCCAGTCACAAAATGGTGTCTTCTTTTTTCTACTATCTACAATTCTTTTGATGGTACATTCTTTACACTCATAAGAAAAAGATGATGCAGTGGGTCCTCTATCTTTTCTTGTTCTGTAAAATGAATCTACAAGATTTTTTCTCTCTCCACAAGATCTACATTTTCTTTCATCTAAAAGTAGATGTCCTAATTTAAACTGCTCATCAAAGTCCATATTTTTTTACACACTCACCTGTTTGTGCAGCAGACATTCCATATGTCTCTCCTGCCCATAATGCTTCTCTTTCAATTCTAATCACTGTGGGATCTAAACCATATCTTTTTTTAGCTTCCTCAGTATATTGTTGAGGAACAGTACTCCAAATTTTTTGCAGTGAGGAATTATACAAACCATCCTTACAATCTTGAACTACATGCCATGACTCATGTCTTAGAATATTTAAAAAGTCATCATGAACACCAATGTATCCCATATTTAAAAAGATATTATTATCATCAGGATAATATAGACCACGATAATCATTTTTAAAGTAATATGGATATGCTTTATAAACACCTACTTTGAGTTTCTCTAAATTATTCAATATTTCCTTTGCTTCACCATCAAATTCATCTGATGATAACTCATAAACTTCACCACATTCATCATCCTTAAAACAAACTTCAATCCAATCTGCTGATGCAGGTAAAACTGTAAGTGATGCCAATAATAATAAAATAACTTTTTTCATTTATTTTTCTGCAGCGTATAATGCAAATGTAGATGTTGTAATGACTGTCATCATATTAGCAATATGTTGTTTAGTCTCTGAATCACAAGACTTTCCAGGTAAAAAACAACCTAGAATAGTTGATCCAGTTATCACTAACTGAAAACAAATAACAATTCTTATTAAATTTATAACTTTAATCTTGGAATCCATTACCTATAGTTCCACATATAATCCATTCCACCACCTTGATCGCCATATTCATCAACAAACCATCTGTCACCATCATCATCTACAAATGTTGAATCATCTAGACCATCATTGATAAAACCAAAGGGTGCCATATCTTGTTCTATCTGATTCTTCTGTTCTTGATATATTCTTTTTCTTACATCTTGGTCAGTCAATTCCTTAAAGTAGTCTTGTGCTACTAACCATGCATAGATTACCAGACACATAGCAAGGTCATCATTACATCCTTCCTCTGCTTCAAATGAATTATGTTTAGCAACAAAGGTTGTTAGTTCAGAAATAATCTCATAATCATTGAAAAATAATTTATCCTCTTCAATGAGAGTTTTAAGATTCAAAGACCCTACTTTCTTGACTGTCTTGGACATTTTTATTCCAAGTTGTGTTTTTGAACCAGAAAAACCCTGACCAACAATCTGACCTGCTCTGCCTCTCATGGAGCACATAAGAAGATTCTGATACTCTAGGTCGTATTGTAAGATTGATGCAACTTGGTCTCCAATATCATTGACTTCACATAATATAAATGCTTCATTATATTTCCTTGCAACTTCCCATATTATATTTGGAAACAACATTGGTTTGATTGTGTTGTTTCTATATTTTGCCACAATTCTATGTGGAAACTCTGTAATATCTGTTAGAACAAATGCAGAGTAATCATTACCAACTCCTCTTGCCACATCAACAGTCATTACATAATCATGTCTCTTCTTAGGTGGTTCATATACATCTAAACCAGCATTCCTTTGAATGGGATTATCATAGATTAGTGTTTTAAGTTTGCTAGGAGCAATCAATGTATCAACTGAACCTAAGAATTCACACTCAAACTCAATCTTAAATTGCTGTTCAGATGTATTCTTGATGGTCTGTTTCTTCCACTTCTCATCTCTGCCAGGAACTTCAGACCAGTGAACATCTGTTGGAATATAATCATTACTTCCATTCTCAGCATCATGCCACATTCTATAGAAGTGGTTCATTCCATGAGGAGTGGAGACAATTATGACCTTTGTGCTTTTGCCAGAAGTAATAGTAGGATAAACAGATGCAAAGAAGGCATCAGCGATGTGATTTGGAACGAACGCGAATTCGTCCAAGAAGAGGATATTGAACGACATGCCTCTGACAGCACTCGCAGATGTAGAAGCTGCCAGTATCTTACTGCCATTTTCTAACTCCAGTGAACCTTTGTTCCATGATAGGATACCCTGCTGCATCCATTTAGGCAAGTTCTCATATGCAACTTGTAATCTACTTAAAAGTTCCCTAGCAGTTGACGCTTTGTTAGCGAGGATGCCAATATTAACACTGTCATTAAAGACGACATGGTGAAGCAGAAAAGAAATAACAGTCGTGCTTTTGCCAGTCTGTCTTGGCATTTTGCAGATGTTAAATCTATTTTGGTAAAAATTGTTGATAAGTCTTTCTTGAAAGTCATATGTCTTGAATGGTTGCAAACCATGATCAAGAGTCACAATCTTTACATAGTTTTGGGCAAAGTAGACAGGGTTATCCTTACACTTCAAATACTCTTCAATATTGTCTTGAGTAAACTCAATTTGAGTATTTGCTTTTTTTAGATTAGGATTACCAAGATAAATTTCACTCATATATTAATCAGCAATTCCAAGCTCTAAGGGATTTATTTATCCTACTATTAGGATCATTTGCAGTTTTAGCAGAAGTCAACTTTGACTTCATCCCTTTCATTCTTGCACAAAAACTTTTTCTACGAGGGTTCCCAACTTTTTTTGAAGGTCTTTTAAGATCGCTTCCTGGGTTCTCACGTTCATACGACTTCCTACCTTTTTCATTCAATCCTCCAGATTGATTTTTACCAGACTTTTTTGTCCAAGCAGCCCCCTCAGAAACATCTGTATCTTCAGATACACCTGATTTTCTAAGTCTTTTTGCTTGACTCTTATGCATTTCTACTGCCTTATCTAGTTCCTTGGCAATACTCTTCACATTGTCTGGAACATAATTCTTAATGGGATGATCTTTCTTTTCTTCAATTTCAACCTCTTCACCAACATTAATCATCAGTTCTCCAGGTTGATAATCAGTCTTATCAAATCTCTTCAGATGACATCCAGGATATACTTTATCAAGTGCTGCCTGAACTTCTGTTCTAGTAGGTGGTGAAACCTCAGGGAAGAAAACTTTCATCAACATCAATTTACCTTTAAAGGTAAACATTACCTGGTAAAGATTACCAGTTTTGGCAGGTACTCTCACTGCCTCCTCAATCTTTTTTGTGTCAGGACACTCCTTCATACCATGAACAGGACACATCTCTCCTTTATGGTTATGAGCACATCCTTTCTTTTCATCCAAATATTCTACTTCTTCTTTAGTTGCTTTCTTCCAACTACCACCTGCTGCCTTATACTTCTTAGCAGCCCAACCATTAGCATAAGCAGAGGGATAGACATCAAACTTTGCCTTTGCTTGTGCCTTAAACTTAGACCAGAGTGAGGGATTAGTTGGAACATTCTTCTCTACAAGAATCCACTCCTTTTCACACTCAATTTTTTCAAGAATTTGTCTCACCATTGGTGATGAACTTTCTTTAATTTTGTTTGATGTCATGATAGGCTTACCTCCTTTGCCTGCTCTGTCTGCTACTGGATCTTCTCTTCTTTTACGTCTTACAGCAGCAGCTCTCTCTGCCTTAGACATTTTTGCTGCCTTTTCATTTGAAAGACACTTGGGTTTGCCTTCACCCTCACCTCTTGCACATTTACCAATCCTCTCACCTTTGGTGTTGTATCGATCCCATCCACCACCACCTTTTCCACCTTCAGGACCAGAACCAAACCACTTTCTTAAATCCTCACTTACTGAGGATCCACCATTGCCACTCCCATTGCCATTACCACCATTGCCATTACCATTGCCATTAGAAACACTACCATTCTTCTTACCATTCTTTTTAGTGGTTTCAGAATCATCATCAATAGAATGACCATTCTCTTTACGAAGCATCCCCATAGGTCCAACCATCTTGAACCCTTTTGGAATGTCTTTGCATACTTTATCAGTATAGCAATAATATTTTCCGTCTGGACACTTCTTTTTCATTGATATAAAATAAGGTCTCTTAGTATTTATAGACCAATGATTGTAAGAGGGTTAGACATCACAGTAGCAACACCAGATGTGTTATCAAACTCAATTCTATTGCTTTCATAATCTATTTTCTTCATATTTCCTAAATCAACACCATCACTAGCAATACCAACAGCACCACTGCCAGAATTGATTGCACTTATTAGTCTAGGCATCAGTTTGCAGTCTCCAACACAGATAGAAGAACTTTAAGAGTGGTGTTAGCACCAGCTTTGATTTTGATAGAGTCATTAGTTTGTAAAACTAATTTACCATCAAGAGGAATATAAGCATCATTTACAGGGACAGCTGCTTCTTTGATAATCTCTGTTGTAGTAGAACTTCTAATATGAGACATTGTAACTGTGGTCTGTGAAGAACCATAGTTAGTCACATGAGCATAAAGCACAATACCTGTATAACCAGTGGGTGCTGTATATAATGTCTGATCTACTGTTGTTAACTGAAGTGTTTCAGTCTTAAATCTATTGAGTGCTAACTGTGCCATTTAACTAAGTGCTAGAATGAAGGGGGTCATTTCTGAGAACAAACTCTTGGAGAATGCTCTTCCACTGATTGTTCCTGTTGACTGATTTATCTGAAGGTCATCACCTATACGGAAATTACCTGCTTGATCTGTGCTTGTATAAATTACTCTTCCACCATTTTGACTCTTAACTTCATTTGCTTGAATTGTAACTCCACCTCTTTTTGGAGTGGCAGATGTTATATTATTTCCAGCACCAATGTATTCAAAAGTATGAGAACTAGCAATGATTTTACTTTGTTGGAAGAAGTATGCAGTTGATGCAACCCCAACTGTATTAAGTAAATTTTCAGCAAGTGTTAATGTAGTAATTCCAGACACTATGGGTGTAGCACTATTTATTGTATAGTAAGTATCTGCCATTACTGCTGTAGCAGTAGCAGTTGTGCCAGAATCAGGGGCAGAAATAGTGACTGTTGCATTTCCAGTATATTGACTTCCACTGCTTATTATATCAATTTCTGTAACTATACCACCCTCTAGTGTAGCAAAGGCAGTTGCTACCTCTCCATTTGGACCTGTAGGAGATGAAACAGTGACTGAGGGTGTAGATGTATATCCACTACCTCCATTAGTGATTGTGATGGATTCTACAGATTTAAACAGTTGATCAAAATAAACGACTTGTCCATCATAAGGTCTAGTTGTAATTGCACCAACATTTACAACTACATTATCTTGACTAACTGCAGCAGTAGATGTAACAACACCAGTAAATTGTTCATTGCTTACACCAT